GGCGCAAGTTTATGGCAAGCTCGTATAACCAAGATAGATACGGCACTAGGCCACAGACAAACGTAAATATCTCAGTTGGCGACATGCATTTAGACGCCCTACGCAAAGTTAATTCCGATTTGGCGGCTATCCATAAGGAAGATCAGGAGCGCGAAGCTAAGACGATTGACGTGGATTATGAGGATGTAACCGATGAGTGATAACCCATTAACAGAGTTTGTCCTGCGTTATCGTGACGATCCAGTGCTATTTGTTAAAGAGGTGCTGGGCGCTACACCATACGATTATCAGGAAGAGTTTCTCGATGCTATAGCTAATGGCGAGCGTAAGATGTCTGTCAGGTCTGGGCATGGTACAGGTAAGTCAACATCCGCGTCGTGGGCGATGCTTTGGTATTTACTTTTGCGTTTCCCTAATAAAGTTGTAGTCACAGCGCCCACGTCCAGCCAATTGTTTGACGCATTGTTTGCCGAGCTAAAACGATGGATTAACGAGTTGCCACCCCATCTACAGCAATTGCTAACTGTTAAGTCAGATCGTGTGGAGCTAACGTCAGCCGCTTCCGAGGCATTTATATCAGCCAGAACGTCACGCGCAGAAACGCCAGAGGCATTAGCTGGTGTGCATTCCGAAAATGTTTTATTGGTAGTTGACGAGGCATCTGGTGTGCCTGAGAAAGTTTTTGAAGCGGCGGCTGGGTCAATGTCTGGTCACAGCGCAACCACGTTACTGCTATCAAACCCGACGAGATCCTCTGGCACATTTTACGAAAGCCAAACCAGAATGTCCAAGAGCTGGTGGACTAGGCGCTGGTCGTGCGTCGATAGCCCACTTGTGTCTGATGAGTTTGTCGAGGAGATGCGTGAGCGATATGGCGAGGAAAGCAATGCATTCCGAATACGTGTTCTCGGCGAATTTCCTATGGCAGACGATGACACGATTATACCATTTCACTTAGCCCAGAGCGCGACGCATCGTGATATTGAGATGACGCCAGATATAAAGCCAGTGTGGGGCTTGGATGTTGCGAGGTTTGGTACTGATAAAACTGCATTGTGCAAAAGGTATGGCAACGTCGTCACAGATATTGAGGCGTGGCAGGGATTAGACTTAATGCAAACTGTGGGTCGGGTTATGGCGGAATATGAGGGATTACAGCCCAGCATGAGGCCATCAGACATACTGGTCGATAGTATTGGTGTTGGCGGCGGTGTAGTCGATAGATTGCGTGAGCTGGGTATGCCAGTGCGTGGAGTTAATGTTGGTGAAGCACCAGCGCTTGGTAAAACTTACATGAATTTGCGTAGTGAGCTGTGGTTTAAGACAAAGGGCTGGCTCGAAGATAGGTCATGCAAACTGCCAAAGGATGACCAGCTCTTGGCTGAGTTAACCAGCATTAGGTACAGTTTTACATCGTCGGGCAAGATGAAAGCCGAAAGTAAAGACGCAATGCGAAAACGTGGCCTAAAATCGCCAGACCTTGCAGATGCACTATGCCTGACAATGGCATCGGACGCGACGACTGCATTATCTGGCAATAATAATAACTGGAATAAATCCATTAAGCGCAATTTAAAGGGAATTGCATGAAAAAAAAATTTTTAAATTTGTCACCTAAGATGAAAAATTTATTGATGGCTAGATGGATAAAGGAATATGTGCAACGCGGATTATCTTTGCAGGATGCACAACACGCCGCGAGGTGGAAAGCTGGCGAGTGGAAGCTCTCAGAAAGAATGCGTAACATACTGGCGTCAATAGATGAATTGTGATATGGTCGCATAATATACAGCAATGAGGTTTTATCATGAAAACGTGCAAGGGATGCCCTACCAAGTCAAACTGTAAGGCCAAAGGTATGTGCTTAAATGGCGGCTATGGTAAATAGAGGCGTACTGAATTTCCTCAATCAACTTGATGAGGGCAAGCGATCCAGACGCAATAGCTTTGCGGAGCGTGTGGCTAATTTCCTGACGCCTAATGACGAGTTTGAATATCGTGGCGGATTATTAAGCAATATGGACGGCACATCCGCAATGGATCGTATTGGTGAAAAAACAAGCTACGGCACGTTAGGCCAAGCCAATTTTGCTGGCAATGATCCCATCACGTCGTTCCCTAATCAGATGCCGCAAGGCACAATGGCTAGGGGCGCAGATGCTACAGGCGGTCAGATTGTGCGTAGCCTGATACTACCAGTTGATGTCATGCAGACGATTATGTCATCAAATCTTGCAAATAAGCAGGGATTTGTGGAGATGTTAGAGTATAAGATGAATAACAATCCAGAAAATTATAATATGATTATGTCTAAGCCAGATGGTTTATCTGAGCTGATGGCCTTATACGCCGCAACAAATGAGCCAACAACACCCAGCGAGGAAATGTCACCTAGATTGCAACAAATGCTAGATGGAATTTTTAATGGGACTGCTTGACCAACAAAGTTACGCAGGCTACGCGAATGAAGGCCAGCGACTTGCAGTAGAGCCAATGAGCTTTACCCCAATGGACGCCGCAAAATTTATAGCTGAGGCCACACCTATCATTGGTGATGCTATGGTGGCTAAAGAAATATATGACGAAATACAAAAGCCAGACCCTAATTATGGATTAGTGGCGGCTTTAGCTGGAGCATCTCTAATTGGCTTAGTGCCACTTATTGGTGACGCCGCCGCACCTCCATTAAAGAAAGTTGCAAGAGGTTTACTTGATGTAGTTGATCGTATTGAGGTTGATCCTAATGCTTTGGGTAGCCTTGGTGGTAATGTTAGATTAAAGCCAAAAATAGATACAGGTAAGCCATATGAAATGTCTGGCGCAAAAATTGCAGATGAATTAGAAAAAACACCAACTGCATTTAATTTTTTAAACCCTAACCAAGCATTACCAGTTGGCGCTAAATATACAAATATTAAATCACAACAGCCATCAGTATTGAGAAACCACACAAGTGCAGGATTGTTATCCGCAGATGCAGTAGAGCCAGAGCTAAAAAGTTTTTCAGATTTAGTTGGTAGAAATGTAATGTCTATTGTTGGCGATCAGACTGATAGAAAAACTGTTACCCATGTTAATGATTTGAGATTACCTGAGCCTGTTAAATCTATGGCAGGATTTAGATATATGGATGTCCCAAACCAAGGGTATGCAGGAGCTACAGAGGCTACCAGTAGTAAATTAAATGAGGCAATAAAAAGAAAAGATCCATATATGATGTCAGTCATGATGGGTGAGGTTTCTGGAGATTTTGCACAGCATCAAGGCGATGTTTATGGGCAAATGTGGAAGCAAAAGCAATCTGGTAATAATGCAATTATTGGTGAGAGCGCCAGCAAAATAAATGAACACATAAAAAATATGGGTGTTCCAAAATTAATACCAGTTAGAGATGTAAATGGTAATATACTAAAAAAAGCTGATGGGTCTAATGTAACTAAATCAATAACGACACGTCCATTTGAAGATATGAATATTGATATTGAAGACCCAGATGCAATTTATAATGCTATTAATTCTTTACCTACTGGTAGCCAAAGGTCACATTTCTTAAAGGGCATGGATAAAAAAGGCTTAATAGACATGGGCGCACCATCAGTGTCTGATGCTAGACTTGCTGTTGCGGATGCCAATCAAATAGGTATGGATTGGGGAACAGTTGGTTATAGAGGGTTTACGCCAAATTTAGAAAAAGGTGCATTTCCCACAACTATAGATAATTCTACAACATATAACACTGGGTATGATAAAATTGGCAAAGCAGAAACATTTTTAGATGGATCTCGCGGTATACCAGCAAATTTAGTTTTTCAAAAAACAGCCGCACAACTAAGGAAAAAGGGATCAGGTGGTGGACTATTAATGACATCCCCAAATTATAAAGTTTTGGAAAGTAGCCCTAAAAGAGCAGTGCAATTAATTGACAATGAAATTGCAGACACAGTAGAAACATTTTTATTAATAGAAAAATCTCAAGGCAGAGAGCAGGCATTAGATTTTGCAAATAAGATTTTATCTAGTGGTGGGCTACTATCTCGTTAATAAATATGATATATAGAAATAAAACTAGGGGCTAGACAATGCCGATAACAACATACGCAGAATTAAAAACGACACTCACAGATTTTCTTAATCGTGATGATCTTACTTCTGTGTCTAGCACATTTATAACTTTGGCGGAGACTGATCTAAATCGCAGATTACGCCATTGGAAAATGGAAGCCAGATCCACTGCTGAGATCGACACGAAGTACAGCGCGATCCCAGCCGATATGTTAG